GAACGCCGACCACAGTGCTCTGGGTCACCTTCGGGCGGTGCCACGTCGCCGACGGCATGTTCCGCGGCCCCACGAACGAAACGATCGGGCGTGCCGCGTCGATGAAGTTGATGACATCGCCGACGATCGGGTCGGGCACGATGCCGAGGTTGTCGCCGGTCTTCTGGTGATCTGCGGCGCGCTCGTACAGCTCGAGTCGCTCGCGGGCGTCCCGGCTACCACTGGCCGCCGAGATCAGGTCCACCATCCAGGCGCCGGCCGACCGGTACTCGATCTGGCCGGACTCGCCGCTGCGGCGGGCCGTGAGGATGGCCGAATCGACCTGCTTGGCGCGGGTCGCGATCTCCTGCGCGATGCGGGCCGTGTCCTCCAGCTCGTCGATCTGGGCCTTGATGGAACCCATCCGGTCGCGGGCGTCGGCGAGGCTGGCCTTCTCGGTGTCGTTCAGGTCGCGCTCAGCGTCCTGAACGTTGGCGATCAGGCCCTGGACGAATGCGTTTCGTTCGTTGAGTTCGTTCTCGAGACGCCGAATCATGGCGTCATTGGCTTGGGAATTGACTCCCATGACGGGTACTCCTTCGATGAGATGTGACGGAAGGAGCACTCCCGATCGCCCCGCGCTCCGGGGTCGTCGATGCCGGCCCCCGCTCGGGGCCGGTGGCGTGCTAGCTGGTCTTCAGGCGCGACGCGGCCCATGTGAGCACGTCGTCGCTCATCGCCTCATCCAGCGCTGGTGTTTCCGGCAGTGGACGCTGTTCCACCACGGTTAGGCCAGACTGTCCCGCTCGGACAGCCAACACCTCGGCCCCTACGTATGCCGGGTCCTCCACGAACGCCAGATGGTCCATGAAGGCCCGCAAGATCTTGCGCGACTTGCTGCGCCTGTCCAGGCGCATGTCATTGAAACCCTTCACCCGGTAGCCGACCGACGGGAAGGCGCCGCCCTCGTCGGCAAGCGTCAGCGTCTCCTCGCCGCGTGGCGTCGAATACATTTTCACGCGGGCGAACAGCCCATTCGGATGCGCCGGGTCCAACTGAACAACCCTGCCAACAGTGTCGCCCTTGACGTGCTCTCGGTTGACCTGGATGCGGCCGGCATGGTCTTCGACCCCGTCGAAGGCATGGCGGTCGAACGTCTCGCGCCATTGCTCGCCACGCCACATGACCTTGTCCGTCTCCTCGTTCCACGGGACGGCGATCAGATCAACCAGGCGTAGCTTCTTGTTGACATCTTGCAGGGTCGCGTTCCGATGCTCGATCTCCGCCGGATACAGGATTTCCGTCACGACCGGCCACCTCCTGTCAACGCCTCGGCCGACTCCGTACCGGCGAATCGTTCCATCGTCCGGACCTCCTGCCCGTCAAGGGCACCGATCTCGACCAGTTTCCCGTAAGCCTCGGCCCGCTCCCGCAACGGCGGACGGGTGTACTCGTCACGGTTCAACTCCACCGCCTGGCCGCGCGGCAGCACCCACCCCGACAGCGCCGACATCACAGCCCGCGCCTTGGTCCGCAGCGACGCCCGATCATGGAAGTCGAACAACTGCGACACGTTGCTGTACGTCATCGAATCGCCACCCGACGGCAGGCCCACCAGGAACGGCGGAACCCCCAACATCACAGCGATGCGGGCCTCAGTGAACGACGCCAGATCAGTCAAGCCGATGTCCGCAGGCGTCATCTGTACCTGCTTGGCCTTCATCCCGCCATGCAGAACCGGCGGCCTGGCCAACTTGCGCACCCGGGCGTCCCACCACTGCTGCTGCAGATCCTCGCGGTCCTCCCGGGACAACCGCCGCTCGACCTCGAGCACGTAGTGCGGAATGCCGCCCTGCTCGGCTATCTGCATCGCATACCGGGCCAACACGCCGGCAGCCACCAGCCGAGTGCGGCCGTTTTCCAGCGGACCCATGCCGCGGGCACTGTCCGTCGACGACTTGTACCGGATGTGCAGCACGTCGTCGGAGACGTCCATGCCGCCGAGCTTGTACTCGCGCCGCCCGCCGCCCATCTCCACGTTCACCAGCCACGGCGGGATCACCCGGAAGTTGTACGGGAACCCGTCAGCGCCTCGCGCCATCGGCAGCACGAACGCCTCGCCGAGCTGGTAGTCCCAGAACAGTTGCTTGGCGAACTCTTCCCACGACGTGTAGATCATCGGGTCCGGGTTCATCATCCACGTCGTCGGCTCCAGCACCCTGCCGCCCCGAGTCCGGTACACCGGCATCGTCGAGAGCACCGAGGCGTTCAAGTCCAGGCACGTCCACGCGGTGTCCACAAGGTCGCCGACATGGCCGCTGTCCCACGTCTTCACCCAGTCCGCCGGCCAGCCGTCATGCGGCGACGGCACAATCGCGGCCCGCTCACCGGAAAACGTGTCATCACCCTCGAACACCACCCCGTCGGGATCGCCCGGCGTGTAGTCAGGCCCAACCGACGGCGGATCACCCACCGTGTCGTTTGGGGTGGCCCCGGCGCCGGTCAGCCAATCCCACCAGCCCACGTGCCCACCTCCTCACCACACACCTGGAAGTCCCTCATCCTGCGCAGCCCACCACGACGCCAACGTCACAGCCTCCAGCGTCGAAATGTCGGCCTCCGACTGGCGCCGGCCCCACGCCCACCGGTCACCCACCGAACGCTTCACCGTTGACGCGATCGCCCGATCCAGCTCCGTGAACGAACCATGCCGCGCCATGCGCTCACGAACCCGCTCGAACAGGTCAGCGCAGGCGTCCAGCACATCGTTAGTGTTAGCAACCTTCAACCGCACACCGGCATCCTCAAGGTCGCCGATCAGCGGCGCGGCAGGGCCACGCTCGTCGATCACGACATCGACGTCAAACTTGTCCTGCAACTCCTTCGCCCGGCGCACCAGCCACGACGTGCCAGGCCCGTGCTGCAGCGGCTTCAACCACACCACACCGTCGCCGTCGGCGCCGGCAGAGCCGATCGCGGCACTGTTCAGGTCGTACGACGCGGCCACCGCCAGCGCACCGAGCGCCAGATCGGCCGGCCACACCTCGGTCGAGCAAGCTTCCCAGTTGCCCGGCCCGAAAATCTCATCCGCGCCGGATTCATCCCACCAGCCCATGCGCTCGCGGGCGAACTCAAACGGTGGCAACGCCTGCCGCTCCGACCGCAGATACTCCAACGTCAACCCGGTGCCGTTCGCCCGGGTGCGACCCGTCAGCGGATTAGCCCGCTGCCAATTCGCCTCATCGTCCAGCGCGCAACCCTCGGCACCCAGATCATGGGAGCAACGATCCAGCGTGCAGCCGCCCTCGGGTGCGCACCACTCGATGTAGGCCAGCCGCGGCGAGGTGCCCGGCCGGCCACGGTCCCGGATGCCACGCAACACATCGGAGTCCACCAAACCTGCCGACGAGCCGTACACCACCTGCGGATCGGGCACCACCGACAACGTCGGCAACAACGCGCCCATGTGCTCGGGCCGCAGCGCGAACGCCTCGTCCAGCACCACCTTGTCGCCGGTCAAGCCACGCCCGCCAGCCTTCGTGCGGGCCTTGAACATCAACCGCTGCCCGGTCTTGAGCTCGATGCCCTCACTACCCGCCGCGCGATGGACCTTCTTCACCAGCCGGGACAGCGATGTGTGGCCGCAGATCAACTGCTCCATGTCCCGGAACGCCTCCTGCGCGGTCCGGAACTCATGCGCCGACCAAACGATAAGTCGCTGGTCCGTGATGAACAGCCAACCCAGCGCGGCTTGCTTAAACAGCCCTGTTTTCAGGTTCTGGCGCGCCACGATCACCGCGAACTCGAACGATGTGAGCCGATCCCACTGGTCCACGGCGAAAATCAGGTCCAAACCAAGCCGTTGCTCCGGATCAGGTGCGAAATCGACCATCGACGCCAAGTCGGCGACCTCATCGCCATACGTCTTGGCGAACTCCGGCCCAGTCCGGTACGCCGGCTCAACCAGTAGCGCGCTTGCGCTCACGCCGAGCCCTCAACTCGTCCAGCGGATCGGCCGCGACACCGACACCCTCCATCGCGGCCTCCATCACAGCCCGGAACTCCTTGGACAGCGACGCCACCGAGGCGCCCGTCTCGCTCGGAGAAGCAATTCGACGAGCCAACTCGACGGCCTGTCGACCAAGTACCGTCTCCAGTCGGCTAGCGTCGCTCAATTCGCGTTGCGTGGCCTCAACCAAGGCCGATGTTCCCCCCGGCCCCGACACGGGGGGCATAGGTACCGGTGAGCGCTGATTCCGCTTACGGCACGTATCCGAACAGAACCGGGACGCTTTTCGCTTCGCCTCGTAAGACTCACCACAGGAGTCACAGTTGCGTTGCACTGCATACCCCCACCTGGTCACGGGACTCCGAACCCAGCGGGCGTAGGTGAC